TATAGAAGACTTCAGCTACGAGTCAGGGGTTGTAGACTATGTTGACTTGGCTATGATGGAGGATTCGAATTTGCAAGCGTTAGGTTTGTTAGCTTTTTCGACCACCACATCATTAGAAGAGATTATGGACGACATAGAAGATCTCCAACTAACACATCCCGTACACGCTTCTTTAATTTCAGATATCTCATATGTTAATCTTGTGGAAGATGGGTTGATGGCAACTTATCGCGATACCATATATACGGACGCCGCCGGCAATGTTGTCGACGAAGTTATGCAAGCAATTGATGGGTCTTATTATGCAGTAGAGCCCGATTTGCGAGAAAGTATAAAGACAGATATCAAATCACTCGGAGGAAGAACTTCCACGAACCCCGATCTACAATCTTTGTACGATAATCTAAGCTATGTGGTCCAAGAATACGGCTCAAGTGTGCAGTTTTTAACTCAAGTTGATGATCTGAGGATGGCATTCCCACAGAAGTCTAGCGCAACACAAATAGGAAGATTTTACCAAGTACTTAAAAAGACGCTGGTCGAGGCTGACTATCTTGTAAAACAAGGGCTAGCCGTATACAAACAATTGATTAGTAATCCGAGGGTTATTAATACAAAAGACGCGGAGGGGGCAGATAACTCTCTGGATTTAGAGATTATTCCTTTTGGAGCCCCGAATATAAATTCTACCAGATTTCCGGGCTTTAATGGATATGATTTATCTTGGAATATTGAGGATTCGTATATTTACCCGGGCGCCACTCGATTATCTCGGCAATTTGAAATGGATGACGAGGGATCCCAATACCTCTTTCTTGAAACCGGCTGGTTCTTTTTTGATTGGGAAAAAGCACTTAAGCGGACGAGTCTTATTGCTCAAATATGTCATATAGATAAATTGGAGAACTTCTTGGGTCGCGACATATTTAATAAATATTTCTTCTTAGATAAAGTATACGTTTATTCTAATATGATAAAAATCAACAATGATCCCGCCGCAGCACAACAGAACGGTGAATTGACCCAAACGGAAGCGAGTGCTTTAAGAAATGGAAGCGTATTGCCTAACAGTGCGTTTGATCGAGTATGTTATACTGAGCTTCAATACGAGGGAGCCAGTCATACTAGTACTAAAAAAATAACATTCGTACGAAACAAAGAAGAATACGGGCCAGCATACGGAGTGACGTCGACACCTGGACAGAAGACATCGTTGGCGTTAAGGAGTTTTGAGGCTGCATATCCCAATTCTTTGATCACCGGGAACGATAAAGATTATCGTCTTATGGCGTTTGCTTTCAATAAAGTTGGGAAAGCGCCGCATTTCACAACTAATCAAAATGAGAGCTATAACGACTTCGTGCGAGATGTTGGAAATTTATTTTATGAATTTGAAGTAAGGATCAGCGACAATACTCGCCAAATCTACATAACATTGAAAAACCAATGGTCTCAGGCTTATACTGCAACGTATAATTACTCCATTGCTGCCGGAGATGAATGCTCGTATAACAGCACAGTAGGTTATTTTAATGACTTTTTTATTAACGGAGCCATGGCTATATACGCAGATGAGCCCCACACCGCACCATGGATTGTGGCGCCGTTATACTACTATTTTTTCCTGGATCTTTTTTATAACGTGTTTGAGGGGGATCTGGAAAAGATAAAAGAAAAAGCGATTGCCACTAGTAGTCTTTTGTCTCCCGAAACTGGAAACCCTTCAGATATTGCAAAGTTTGGAGCAGCAATGACAGCCTTAAACAGTGCACAATTTGGCGCCAACGGCTGGGCCCACACACAATATAAGAACGGTGGGGGACAGTACGGCTCTTCAACAAAGATTTATGGCAGCGGAGACACAGACGCCACTTCAACTATGGAATATACTAGCGCCTATACTTTCTTTGATCTTGAGCCATATGGGATCAATGCCGAAGATGAACAAATTGTTTCTGACGAAGATATTGAAAGGGCTCAAGAAGTGCAAGACGCAGTCGAAGAAATGGAAGACCAAAACACTAGTGTAAAAATGGAAGAAACAAAAGAAGGCTCATTAATGGGCCAATGGCTGGATTACTTTGAATCCAAAGCAGGATCTATTAACATCATCGGAGAGACCGGTGTTGGCGCCGCCGGCGAATGGGATATCGCAGTGGGATTTGAGGACACATACGCATGGGAAAACAAAAGTTCTTGGATGCTAGACAACACGTGGGGTATACCTGATGTGGATTATGGATACGCGATAGATTCACAAGATGAAAGTTACTATAATCCTTTCCAATCTTCCACGGGTTTCGAGTTTGATAAATCCACCGGCGTGGACGTCAGCAATGCTGATGAATGGGGTGCTTACGTTGTTGGAGCAGTGTCGTTTTTTGAAACAGCTTTGTCTTCGGTGTCGGGATATGTGCAAGAAGGGAAAGCGTGGGCTAGTATTCTAAATGGACAGAACCAAGAACGAGACACGTCGGATTCCACGGCTTTAGTTCAGATCAATTCGTTCGTAAACAATCTCCAAGGTTTCACCGCGCAAATCACCGCTGCCCAATCGGCCTTAGAAAGCGCTCAGACTAAAACAGAGAAACGCGAAGCCGGAGCGATGGTTCTTCAATTGGCATTCCAACTGAACGTTTCTCTCAACAACAATTAAAGGACTCACAAATGAATACTAGTAAAATAGTGCGATTTGCAAATAAAAATAAATCCAAAAAAGAAACTAAACGAAAACGAAAATTGTCTGCCGATCAGTTGGCGGCAGGGCCATCTTCTACCTCCTTAAATAAACGCAGAAAACAAAAACAACAGCAGCCAACAATGCGAATAAGAGGGGTTAAGGTAGCCAACAACCCCGATCTTATAACGGTTACGGCTCGATATGAGGATCTGACATCGGCTGGATATCTCATCCCTGCAACTCTAGATACTCCCGCTAAAGTTTCCACCTTGGCGCTAGGAGGCATGAATATTACTATCAGAGAAGAGGTAAATAAAAGTTATAGCTTGTTGGATGAAACAATAAATGCTGATCTCTTGGATAACGACAATATTATAGATCCCAAACTGAAAACATTACCTAATCAACTTTCGGATCCTTCGATTGATAAGTTTGTGGACAAGACCTCTCCTTTTTATGAATTGGACGACGGTAGATCTAAATTCTCCAAAAGAAAGCAAAAAACTTTAAAGAAATTGATAAAACCAGATGTAACAAAGATAGCTGCGGATATGCTTAAACAAAATTCTGCTCTGGGGAGTTCGAGTCCAAATTTGCCGCAGTTTACTAAATATACTTAGAAAGGGGAACGCTGATATGGGCGGTTTTATTGCTGATAAAGATGAAGAAGAGGGTGATGGCGGTGGGCAAAGCCCAGACGACATCCCAGGAAGTGACGGTGAAGATGTTGATGATGACGAGAATCCTAAAAATGACCCAAAAGAGGAACATGATGTGCCGGTACCAGGTGATGACAGCCCCGGTGGATATGTGGCAGGAGAGTATGAAGCTTCTGACGATAACCAGAGCGAGGGCGGCTTTTATGAAGAAGGCTCCAGAGTCACGGCGGGAATTTATTTTATAGAAGGGTGGTCATCTCAACAGAACGCGTGGTTATATTCGAATATAAATATGCAGTCTCCATATGAGCCGGCGGATCCGCCTCCGAGCTACTTGCCATCCCATGTGTTGTTTGTTGACAGTCCCGATGATGATATTTTCACTGTATATGCCTATGAGGAAGAGAGGACGTCGATGCTCATAATGGATGCATGGGCGAAGGAGTCTGAAGAAGATATCGAATTTGACGAAGAATCGTGGGTAAGTGTCTCTCCTGAGCCTAATAAATTGCCGAGCAGTGTGGACGACGGAGACGTCACTATACGAAAGTGGGTTGAATACAATTGGGAATACGAATTTACAGATCTAACCTATGATACTTACGCAGATAACTCCCCTTCGTGTATTTTTATGGAAGAGTTTCTCGCCGCCGGCTTCCCCACCGGCACATACTCCCTTTCTTATACCGATTTAGAGTTTCAAAGGATTGAGGACAAGTTCGGGTTTTCGTTTGAAAGTACTCCACAACAGCATATAAGAGATCTAATTGAAGATATTGCCCGGAGCCTTGTACGCCCCTCTGCTCAAATAAGAAGAGGTTCGTTCGCAAAAGCAAAAACCCCCAACCGCGTTAAGATGAAAAATATCAGCACTCTTCAACCGTCGGCTATGTCGGCTGCTGACATAGGACAAAACAATGACTACTAAAACTGTAAAATATATCTCTCCAAGTCTTTTCATCGGATCGTCCGATAAGATAAGAAGCACCCTAGGGACTGGTTTTGGTACCAACGAAGATGGCAACACAGAGTTTAAGAGTCCAGAGATGGTAGAGTTGAACAACCAGTCGGGAGAGAATGTAGAAGAATATGCGGATCCCACTATTCCTTTTGGGAAAATATATGTTAAGGAAGCAGAGTTTCAACAGCCGGTTAGTGAAGATCTTATTTATCCTTCCACAAAAACATCTGTATTGATGGTAGGAAATTCGGAAGTAATAGAGACAGATTTCCAGTGGAAGTCGTTAATTGGTGGTGGCCCCTACGGAGAAGAAACATATGAGGGAATAGAAACAAGCGCTGTATATGACGGACATTACTGTATACAAGATTATCCGATCGGGAAGATGTTAGCAAAAGAACTCGATGGGGAAAATTATGCTGACACCAACTACCTGACGGTAGAGAATGTCTACCAAGGCTATATTCCTAAATTTGAGGAAGAGGCGCAATCTATTTATTCGCTACCTAGCTACACTTTCATGCAGATGGTCATAAATAATTTATCGGATTATGAGACGTTTCGGGAAGAAATAAGGCAGTATGTGTCTTTAAATGGAGAATACAGTGATGACGCAAGTGCAGCTTTATCTTTATCCGATATTTTTGCAACCAAACAATTTGCGTGGTTAGCCCCCGATGAATCAGTTCTAGATCTCAACAACACAACAGGGGAGCCCTATGGGGATCGCAAATACTATATTAATGACTATTACAATGCCTGGACGAACACGGAATATTCCCAAACGGTGCAGTCTTTTTTGTCACAGCGGATGAAAAACGTCTTTATCGATACGGAGGTAATGAATAACACTCCATCACCAGGGGGCAATACGACAGATCTTGCCCGATTACCATATTATGTTAATGTGCAAATCCCTAGTGATGTTTTTACTCACCATATTGATATAAACGCCGGCGCAAATTTCGACTATCCCAATTTTGCATCATATCTTCAAGAGTATGGTTGGGATGTCATCTTGTTAGAGCAGATTAAGAAAAAATTCGTAGACACTCAGCCATGGCCCCAGCAATTGGTTAAGATTACTGAGATAGGAAACGCTCAGACAAAAACCACCACTACCATCCGAAGCGCAGATTTTAATCAAATGTTGATAGATGAAATGAATGCTCCGATTAAGTCGGCTGAAGAGTTGGATTTTTTGTTTGTTTCTACCAATAGTGTAGAGAGGGAGATGCTGGAAGACATCGATGGAAGTTACCGCTACGTGCGGAGCAGTCGAGCCTCCGATGCTTTAGAAAAATTGGTCAAACTCTTTGGTTCGGAAGGGAATTTGATGTTGACCAATTTACCATTTCCCTATCGAGGCGATGACTCATGGTCAATAGGGGATTTTTTATCTATTCCAGATCTGCGAACCCCAATGTCAGAGATTGTGGCATTTCGTGTAGAAAAAATAGGAGCCGAACAATCATTAGGCGGGCCGGCCGAAAAGAAAGCGCTTCAAAACTTTTTCTTCTTCAATGATCCGACTGTTTCTGCCTCCGGATCGCCATTCAACCTTATAGACACCCAAGTTAAATATGGCGCCAACTATAACTATAATATTTACGCTTATGAGGCAGTGATCAGTTATCGATATGTATACAAGGGATTTAAGATTTCGCGACAAACCGGAACGTCCGATCAGAGCGGAACCGAAAAGAGTTGTTTACAATTTTACGACACTTCTTATTCCCAAAAACAACCTTTGTTGTGGTGGGAAGAGGGAAATACCAACCTTGCAGAAGAGCCAATAGAGTTTATTGATTCAGCATATGCTACCTTTTCGGAGGCATTATCCACAAATAATTTTGTTGCAGAAATGGTATTAGAGATTGAACCTTATGTGAAAATAAGCGAAATACCTCTTTACTCGAAAGATATAAAAATTACTGACAATCCCCCGCGTCAAGTAGACGTCACCCCCTTTCAGAGAAGAGACAATTCTCAAGTGATTGGGTTTTATTTAAGAAAAGAGGCTTTTATTAAAGAGACTTATCCAACTACGCTGAATGCTGCCGAGGACTTAGATAAAGAAAAATATTTAAATTCTTTAAATCTTTTGGACGACGATTTGCTTGAAAATTCTTCGGTTTCAGCGCTGCGATATGTGGAAGTCTACCGGACAAACACGCGTCCCACAAGTTTCGCAGATTTTGATGGAGAATTAATTACAGAAATTGATCTAAAACTAACAGAAAGAATCTATCCTTCTGCTGAAGAGGATGACTTTCGCCCCACGACTCAGACTTCCACAGTTTGTTTTTACGAAGAGGCAGTACAAACAAACAGGGAATATTATTATACTTTTAGGTTTTTAAATGAACACAGAATGGGGGGGAAGTTTAGCCCGATCCAGATAATTAAATTGGTTGATGATGGTGGATACAAATATTTGGACGCCGGAGTAATTATTGAAAGTGAACTAAACACAGCCACCAATTTTGAGTCTGTTTCTACCTCATTTCAAAAGATTTTTGAACTGATCCCTAATTTGCGACAGATTGAATTTGATAATAGTGATGTTGATTTTACTCAGGATGCATATAGTCAAATTGATGCCGTCAAGGTGGGAACGGTAGAAGAAGAAAGCTCTTTGTGGGGAAAAACCTTCAAAATTCGTGTCACTTCGAAGAAAACCGGCAAGAAAATAGATTTAAATATCACTTATAAAACTCAAGAATCGGTATAATTATAATATGGCTTTTCAAAACAAATGCGGAACAATAGTACTCGACGCAGTCCTCACAGACATCGGTCGGCAAAAGTTGGCAAGATCTAATTTTAAGATATCAAAGTTTTCTTTAGGAGATGATGAGGTAGATTATGCATTTGGTAACATGGATAACGGAACGTGGGAAATCCCCCCGGGGTCTTTTCCAAAAATTTTGGAGGCTGGCTCGATCGGCGCCTCCAATATAAAATATGGCCTTTTAAGTTTACCTCGACAAGATGTTACTTATTTTCCTTCTTTCGTGTTTAACCAGAAAGCCCTCGGCGCCGCCCTAAAGTCTTCAGTTGGGGACGTTTATTATGTGGCAGTCAATGACGAGACTACGACAAAGCTTAAAACAGCTTTTTCCAGCAATGACTCTTATATTATGGAAAACAACCAAGCATCTCGGAATTTTATTTTTATTGAATCAGGAATCACTGACACAGAACTGTCTACGGTCACAACAGGTCCTGCGGGTAAAGAAAGATTTATAACCAATCTGGGACTTGCTGACGAATATGTGTTTATGTATTGTGATGGCAGGTTTGTGGATAAACTATTGATAAACACCAATGATGCCTATTTTAAAGATGATACGGGAGACAATTTATATATAAAAATGTCTCCACTAGTTTCGACAGTTAAGATATCCCTAGGGTCTTCAATAGAGAATTTTGAAACATATAGGGCGAAAACCGTGAACAATGAGATTTTTGAATATTCTAGCACCAATTCCGCGATCCTTGGCCCTCGCGGAGTCGCAATTGCTTTTAATATAAAAGTGACCGACAAGTTAGTGGGACCATCCACCGCATCCCCGGACGAGCGTTATACCGCGTTTGGTACTACCGACTCCTTGTTATTCGGCGGAGGCGATAAATATGACTATATAGATACCAATATATTGCTCGAGGGAGCGTCTACTGGTATGCAATTGTTGATACCGCTTCGTATTGTTCGATATGCGGGTACTTGATCATTTTATTTTCTATAAAAGGAATACAAATAAAATATGAACTATTTATGTAAAGAGAGGTATAATAAATGGCTTTTTTAGATAACTCTGGCGACATTATTTTAGACGCCGTGTTGACCGAGACCGGTCGCAAAAGGTTGGCGGAAGCAGCCAAGAACGGCGGATCGGGCGCTCGAATTGTGTCTTATGCATTAGGAGACGACGAGATAAATTACGCTGAATATGATTTAAATAACCCCATGGGATCAAACTACGCAGATTTGGAGATCATGCAGACGCCAATTTTAGAGGCGTTTACTATGGCCAATTCTAGTATCAATTACGGACTCTTGAAAATCCAGGACACCGAACTGCTTTACCTTCCTAGTTTGAAGGTGAACGAGAAGAGTGCTGCAAGTACTTTTCCAGCCTTACAGAACCACAATGGATTGTACTATTTTGCTGTTAACAATACCACATATAATGCTCTTGTAGATTTGCGCACAGGCGAGGGTATTAGCGCAGAGAAAGTAGGTAAAGCCTATTTGGGCCCAGTGGCGCCTTATATCTTTATAGAAGGAGGTTTGAACACTTCTGAGCTAACTAAAGATGTAGACAATAGACAAACCTATATCTTAGGTAATGATATTTCTAACCGTCGCTATTTTATAGGGCTAGACAGTCGACTTACCGGTCGAGTCTTTACCTCTAACACTAACGGCGTCTTCGCCAATAAGATTAGCAATAACGATGATTTGCGTGTGGGCTGGTCGGTTCAACGTAGGCAGGTTGCTAGAAAGGTAACCGAAAGAGCTAGTATTCGTAACTACAACTTCTTTCCGGCCGCTGCGCGACCCAATAGCGTTGTTGTTCCAAACACCAATGGCACTGCTGACCAATATTCTACAATTTTAGGACCAGGAGATACAGTAACTTGCTTTAAGCCCATAGCTAAGAGTAGTCTAAGAACCGACGGAACCTCTGGTGGGGCCCGAGACGTCTTGTATACTCAAATAGGGAGCACTTCTGTTTCGGCAGCATCGCTCTTTAACGGAAGTACGACGGGGTATAGATATGACTTTATTGATTCAATGGTATATGTCTTTGGCGCCCGAACCGGTGCATCTATTTCGATACCTGTTAGAATTATTCGAAGAGTAAGTACTTAATATAATAATGGAGATTTTTAAATGCCAGTAATCAATTTAACACCAATTGATCCCAATAGTGATGTGACGACAACCACGACAATGTTGCACGAAGTCATTCCTATTACGGGAACCATAATGTCTGGTGTATATGGGACGTTCCCTAATGATACCAATATCAAAAACTATACTCACGGAATGTTTCAGTCTGTCTTTGACTATCCCGTTTTAAGCTCATCTGCCAATCATATTTTTGATTTGACTATTGGGTATGACGAGGAATCAAGCTATAGTAGCCCGGCCAACCCTCAGAATGCGAAAAAGATAAATCTTTATAATCAATTTGCACAATTGTTACTTGGATATACTTCTTCAACTGCGGATTCCATTAAGAAATTCGAGTCGGATCTGAGCCTAGACGGATATGGTGAGATGAAGGAAGTTTTCTTTATTCCCTTTTCTCGACTTTTAACTAAAGATGAAATTAAGAGGAACTCGTTCACTATCACGTTCGGTACGGATAATAGTTGGTCCACTCCCTTTACGTCGACCAAGGTACTTACTGACGCATCTGCATCTTATGGTAGCAGCGGTGGCGTGGGTACCTCTAACGGAGGCGATTTTGGGGTCCTCTATGACACCACTAATAATGCTCATGGTGTGCTCTTTTATCAAGCTGGCATTGCAGTAGTTTCATCTTCAGTCTTTACTGGAGTCACAAATTTTGCCGACGGATCAACAGTAGAAACGGCAATGAAAGATCTTCCAATTACAGGGTCCACGAATGCTCTAAGGCATCGTATTCAGGATATATCTTTCAACAATACTACAGAAATTAATTCTACCATTTACTTTTGCCGCGTTCCGCATAATGAGTACAATTATAGTTCTAATCCTTCCTATCTTGATGGTAGTAAGATCAGAGTAAAGAATCAAGAAGACGACCAACCGGTCTCTTATATTACTACCGTTGGTTTATACAACGATGCCGGCGAAATGTTGGCTGTTGCTAAACTTTCCGAACCTCTTCGTAAAGATCCTAATAATGATATTACGATAAGGGTGCGATTGGATTACTGAAAAATGGCTTTGAAAAAGTTCGGTGACAAAGATATCTTTGTTAACACGATGCGGGCTTTTCCAAATTGTGAGTTCCTTATATACAATGGGGAAGTCATATATAATCAAATCCCGTCACAATCCGGATCACGAAATAGCCAAGTTCGAAACGTGGATACTGGAAAAGGTTTTATTAGTCTTTATGAGTACAACATTGATCGACCAGAGGTTAGTACCGGCCGGTTTGTTGGATCGGCTAGCCTTCCGGATACTGGCATTATTTATCCCTGGATTTCAAAGGATAGTGCGAGATCCAGTTTTACAACAGTTGGGCAAACCACCTATAATAATGAATTTCAATATGGGGATATTTTAACGAGTAGTTATCCTCTCTCGGCTTCTATTTCTAGAGAATATATCCCAGGCGCCCCCCATTATCCCCCTTATGGCCCAAATCCACCGGGGCGCTATAATCCTTATTATGTGAGCATGCGAAATAAGTTACAATATTATGGAGTTAGATCTCCCTGGTACTTACCAGATGGCCCGGGCGGGAACAAAGATTTACTCCCAGCCAGTATCATTAATATTCCTTCTATTTTTTACGGCTCTCGTCTTAAGCCGGGTACGATGTCTCTGAAGTGGTATTTTAGTGGCTCTCTTATAGGGGAGTTACAAGACAGCCGGCAAAACGGAGAGTTGATACAAACAGGGCCTACTGGGTCTCCTGGCTCCGGAAGTGTGCATGGCGTCGTTTTGTACGAAGAGGGACTCTTGTTGCTTACCGGGAGCACAAGTTTAGAAACTCACACTCAGATTGGGCTAAGCACATACATACCACAGACCCGTTATCCTTCTTGGTTGTTTTTCGGTGCCGGAATGAATGATGGCGTCACGCAAGTAACGTCGGCAACTTCTTTTAATAGCGCTTCTTTTTCTATGACATTTAAAGGACAATCCGAAACGCAGGTAACCACCATGTTGGCGCATGCGCGCCGTGGAGAGGTTAATTACTCCAACAATCCTACTTTCCTGGAAACCGGACAGTCTAAGATCTTTCTTACTTCTTCTCATGTGTATGAAGAAAATAAAGATTTAAAATTGAAGAACTTCGTAAGTTCCTCTGAGGCTTATTACTCTGCGTCCTTTGAGAGACAAGTTTTTGTATCGAGGGTCGCCATTTATGATAGAAATAAAAATCTTATTGGAATTGCTACATTGGCGAATCCTGTATTAAAAAAAGAATCAGAAGATGTTTCTTTTAAATTAAAATTTGACATTTAGCAAAAAATAGGTTATAATATAAATATGATTCTGGGTGTCGACGTTTCCACTAGTATTACCGGGTTTGCTGTTATCGATGATAATGGCAAATTGATAGAAACATGCGTGTGCGATCTTAGAAGGTATAAAGGTTTTTTTGAGAAATGTTTGCAATTTCGTGAATGTTCTTTGGATTTGGCCGACAAACACTGTAAGGCGTTTAACAAAAGAGGCGTAGATCACATCTACATTGAGCAGCCGTTTACTTTCTTTAATTCCGGCGGATCGAGTGCAAAGACGATGGCGGCATTACAGCGCTTTAATGGAGTGGCGTCGTGGATGTTGTATGAAATATTTGAATTGCAACCGGAGTATATCGGAGCCACGCAAGCGCGAAAGAAAGCCGGAATCAAGGTCCCCCGGGGACAAAAGGCTAAAAAGGTTGTCATGGAGCATCTTCTTAAGAACGATGAAGATTTTAAAATTGAATATACACACCAGGGAAACCCCAGACCCAAATATTACGATATGGCAGATGCTTTGATAGTAGCTCGAGCCGGACTTATTACAGAGAAAGAAAAACTTTCTTCTTGACATACCTACTATAACGGGATATATTTCTTTACGAGGGAAATATGAACAACCAACAAGCGAAGAAGATTCTTTATGAGACTTTTGGAAACTACGGCGATAAAGGAAGCGAACTTCTTTTCCGGTGTCCGGCTTGCGATCACCACAAACGCAAACTCTCTGTTAATTTGGACAAAAATGCTTTTAAGTGTTGGGTTTGTGATTATCGCGGTCGTAATATTAGGCATCTTGTTAGGCGTTTTGGCTCGTATCGACAGTTACAGAAATGGGACGAAATTTCAGGTCGTACCAATCTTAGTGGCTTTGATGATTTATTCGTGGATCCGAGCGTCCGAGATGAAAGAGAAAAACTGGACCTCCCGGTAGAATTCGAGACTTTAACTTCCCCCAAGGTTCCCGCTAGCGGAGTATATGCCTATAAATATTTGATGTCTCGAGGGCTAACCCATGCAGATATTGTACGCTGGAAGATTGGGTACTGCTTCAGCGGAGAGTATCGAAATCGAGTGGTCATACCTTCTTTTGATGATAATGGCGATGTAAATTATTTTATTGCTAGATCCTATAACGAAGATTCTTATAAATACAAAAACCCAAAAGCTTCTAAGAATGTGGTATTTAACGAGCTATACGTGGACTGGGGTGCCGATCTGATATTAGTAGAAGGCGCTTTCGATGCCATAATTGCAGGGAATGGAGTACCTATTCTCGGAAGCACTCTCCGAACGGATTCCCGCCTTATACAAAAGATTGTATATAATGACACGCCCGTTTATATGGCTTTAGATCCCGACGCGGCCAACAAAGAAAGAAAAATTATAAAGACTCTATTAAAATATGACGTGGAGCTTTATAAGATAGATATTTCGGGCTATGATGACGTCGGATCTATGACTAAATCTGTTTTTGAAGAACGTAAGAAAAGCGCAACCTTTGTAGATAGGGACGACTACTTATTGTACGATTTGCTATCGGCTATATAGGAGGGTGTGATGTGGAAAAATCGAAGATTGGAGAGTGGGTTTGGAAAGGGTTTACTATCCTTTTAAGTTTGATTGTTGTACCTTGTTTTGTTTGGGTGTGGGAAGCAGAAAGTCGCCTCGGAACATTGGAGCATGAAGTTTCCGACGTTGATGAAAACGTAAAAAAAGTTCTCTCGGTCTTAGAAAGCGATAGCGGCAGTGATTTGTCGGAGATTAAAGTAGATATCGAATTGATGAAACGAGACATACAAAAGATCAATTCAGACCTACGTACCATCCGCAAAAATTACAGAAGAAAATAATACTTGACAAATGTTATATAATAGGTTATAATATTATAGTAACGGACAGATCCGCTTGGAGGGCATTTGAAGTTTGCACATATTAGCGATACTCATATTAAGAATTTAAAATATCATTATGAGTATCGCATCGTATTCCAACAACTTTACGACAAGCTTAAAGAAGAAGAAGTTGATTACATCATACACTGCGGAGACATAGCGCACACTAAGACCCAAATTTCCCCCGAGTTTGTGGAGATGTGTTCTAATTTTTTTCGCAGCTTAGCGGAGATAGCGCCAACATATATCATTTTAGGCAACCATGATGGAAATCTGAAGAACAGCAGCCGCCAAGATGCCCTTACTCCTGTTGTAGAGGCGCTTGACTTGTCCAATCTACATCTTCTTAAAAACTCAGGAGAGACACACATCGACGAAAACTTTTGTTTGAATGTCCTCTCAGTTTTTGATAGAGATAATTGGACAGATCCTTCCGATAAAGATAAGATTAACATTGCTTTATATCATGGTTCTATCTCCAGTTGTCGTACAGACACTAATTGGGTGATGGATTACGGTGAAGATAATATAGATATTTTTAATAGTTTTGATTTTGCAATGTTGGGAGATATCCATCGCCGCCAGTTTCTAGATGATGCCGGCCGCATCTGGTACGCTGGCTCCACAGTTCAACAAAACCATGGCGAAACTAACGACAAAGGTATTCTCATTTGGGACATATCCTCGAAAGAGGAATGGGACATTGAGCCCGTTGTTTTAAAAAATCCAAAACCTTTTGTTACCATACAACTGACTCCAAAGGGACGAATGCCCAACAAGGTAGTGGTGCCAAAGGGTGCTCGGTTGCGCTTGGTAAGCAACAACAACTTGCCTCTGGATACGATGCGGCGCGCCTTGGATATCGCCAAGCATCGTTTTGAGCCAGAAAGCATCTCGTTTCTGAATCGAGCGTCGGGACAAAGGGGTACCGTAGAGGAATTCACTGGCACACTCCAAACAGAAAACCTTCGAGATCCCAAAATTCAAGAACAATTGATGAGGGAATATTTAAAAGAATATCAAGCTAGCGAAGAGACGCTAGACAAAGTTTTTGAAATCAATCGCCACTATAATAAATTGGTAGAAAACAGCGAAGATATCTCCAGAAACATAAATTGGAAACTAAAATCTTTCAGGTGGGATAACCTCTTTAATTATGGAAAAGGGAACTCCATCAAGTTTGATAATCTCAACGGAATTATTGGGATCTTTGGAAAGAACTTTTCCGGAAAAAGCTCGATTGTGGATGCCGCCTTGTACACTTTATTTAATACCACTTCAAAGAACGAAAGAAAAAATCTTAATGTTATTAATCAGAACAAAGACGATTGCTTTGGAGAATTAGAGATAGAGGTAGGAGAAAAGATATATACGATTTCTCGTAAATCCGAGAAATACACCAAGAGATTAAAAGGAGAAGAAACCCTCGAGGCCAAGACTGATTTGAATTTTGAAGTCTATGATATGATTACTGGAGAAACTACCTCATTAAACGCCACTACTCGCAACCAGACGGATGCAAATATTAGAAAGCACTTTGGGTCTATTGAAGATTTTTCTGTGTCTTCTCTGGCGTCTCAACACGGTTCGTTGGCGTTTATTGATGAAGGATCTACCCGACGTAAAGAAATTATCGCCAAGTTCTTAGATTTGGAGATATTTGATAAGAAATTTAAATTAGCAAAAGAAGACTCTGTAGATATGAAGGTTCTTCTTAAGAAGCATCAAGATAAAGATTATGATAATGAAATCGCGGAAGTGGAAGACGAATTGACAACCTATCGAAAGGGGGCGGAGAAAAACAAAGGACTCTGTCTCTCAATGAGGGAAGAATTAAAATTAATCCATACGTCACTGATCACAGTTAATGAGACTATTAATTCCATTCCTAATGAATATATTGACATTGTTAAACTAAAGGAGTCTCAAACCCAAAAGAGCAACGCCATCATCTCTCTCAAACAAAAGATTATAGAAGATTCTCAAATGATTGAGTTGAGAAAAGAAGAGGTGCGTGAATCGACAAGATTGTTGAGCGATATGGATTTTGACGATCTAAAGGAAACGATGGAAATGATTCGCCAAACCCAACAACAAGAGGCGAAGTTCGATAAAGAACTTAAAGATATTCAAAAGAAAGCAAAACTTCTATCTGGGATTCCTTGTGGGAGTTCTTATCCAGGCTGCAAATTTATTCGTGATGCTCACATTGCTGTTGCGTCTGAAGAGTTAGTGGAAGGCGATCGTCGTGCTGCGCAACAACGCTTGATGTCTCTTAACCCCACTGAGACAGCGGCCAAAATGAGTGCGTATAGCGAGTTGCAGCTAGGGGTTGTAAGTGCCGAAAAGGAAATATCCGAATTAAGTCTGCGTCGAGAAAGAAACAAAGGGCTTCTTATTAGCCAAGAGTCTAAGCTATCTGAGGTCATAGCCAAAATTGGCGAATATAATTCTAACAAGGAAGCTATCGAGAACTTAGAAAGACTTCTTCAAATGCGTGTGGATCACGATCTGAAGGCGGCCGCAAAAGAGGACTCAATCTGTGAGTGTGATGAGCAAACATTAGAGTTGGTAAAATTAGTAGGATCTTGTGAGCAGCGGATAGAATTCTTAAGATCTCAAAAAGAAGAATATAAAAATCTCCAAGCTTCATTTTCGGCTTATGATTTGTTCATGAGGTGTATGCATTCCAACGGGATTGCTTACGACATTATTAAAAAGAAGATTCCTGTTATTAACCAGGAGATTGCGAAAATCTTAACTAACATTGTGGATTTCGAAATATTCTTTGAGAGCAGCGGAAACAAGTTTGATATCTTCATTAAACATCCTCAGTATGAGGCGCGCCCCATCGAGATGGCATCCGGATCAGAAAAGACAATGGCAGCAATGGCTATTCGTTTGGCGTTGTTGAGTGTTTCTTCGTTGCCCAAGGGAGACTTGTTTATTCTTGATGAGCCCGGAACTGCACTGGATGAAGAAAATTTAGAGGGATTTATTCGTATCTTGGCACTAATTAAGGTGTATTTTAAGAACGTTTTGCTGATCTCACACCTTGAATCTCTCAAGGATTGTGTCGATCAACAGATCGTAATAGAAAAATTCCAAGGACATGCAAGGGTTAATCAATGAAACTTATTATGGAAAACTGGAAGAAATTTGTAAATGAAAAATTGCCGGACGATTTTTCCCAAAACAAAGTTGTTCCGGTGGTGGATTTTTTAAATTCACCCGAAGGACAAGATCCTAAAGTGAGAGCAATTCTGGGATCTGGCGACGAAGATGGTATTCCTAATGATGAGGTTATTGAGGTGATTCCAGATGCCAAGCCTCTTGTTGGAAATTTGGCTCCTACCCAAAATGAGATTAGTTTGATGAAATCAATTGGGTGGCCACTTTCTACTCTTGGATCAGTCTCCAATGCCCTGACGGGTGATATTACTGGGCGAGGTATGAAAATTGTAGTTGCGGGAAATTTGGTCATCGATGGCCATCATCGCTGGTCGTCCACTTGGGCTACCGCCGGCGCGGAAGCGCCGATTAACGCAGTAGATATTCAACTTCCCGGAAAAGGCCCGCTGAACAAATTGGCGGTAGCCCAAGTTGCTATAGCAGCAACAATGGATGCCGATGCCGGCGCAGTTCCAAAGGCCACTACTGGTGGGGATCCCGAAGATGAAGCTTCATCTGATAATATACTAGGAAAAGATGCCCAAACAATTAAGAAAATGATCATAGATCGAATAGGACAATCGACAGAAGCAGGGACTCTTCTTGGACCTGAATATTTAGAAAAAATAGTGGATGTCCCGGCCGCCCAAAAATTGTGGGGTGTAAAGCCGGGAATGTCTCCTGAGAAAACCATGATGCAAATTGTCAATGTGGTGTCTAATAATCTATCCTCTCTCCCCCCACCGCAGGGCCCTGTGCGAGATTATATGCCTCAGTTTGATGGTGGCGAAACCCACGCTGGACAAGTGAGCCTTGGCCAAGTTGTGGATAAAATGAAGTCAGGCGAAGTTAATTACAAAGCAGCATATACGGGAGCCAAACAACACAAGGATCAATCGTAAATGACTAAAAAGAAAGAAACTAAGAACGAGTTTGATTTTCTGCCTCCGGCAGAGCCACCACCATCTTTCGTACAAGAGAAAGATACGTATCACGAAAAGGTGGAAGCCGAAGATTTTGGCATGGTGGAAGATTTTGGACTCCAAATGGAATATGCGGATGAGGATTTGCTTCCTGACAACACCGCACCGTCTTCGTTAAACATCGGATTTGTGGGTGTTGGCGGCGGCGGCAATAAGATGGCCAACGCATTTTTACAGCTTGGCTTCAACAAGACGCTTCTGGTTAATTCTACAGGAAAAGATATTCCTAAGAATGTAGCCGAAGAACATGTATGTCTTATTCCCGATTCAGATGGAATTGGTAAGAATATTGACTACGGAAAAGAAATACTTTCTCAGAACGGCGCAGTCGTAGAAGACGCATTGCGAATTAGGTTTGGGAAAGTCGATTGGTTATTTGTTTTTGCTGGTGGTGGTGGTGGCACCGGATCGTCAGTTGCAGCACTTCATAATGTTTTTGAGCGATATATGCAGTCGGTTCAGTCGACCGGTAAGGTCGTTTATATAGTTTCATGGCCGACTGCCCAAGAGGCGTTAAACCCTACTATTGCCAAAAACGCACTCACCCTCCTTAATGATGTGTCTGTTTATCCTCACTTTGTGTTGGATAATGAAAGAGCGACGCGGCTTCTGCGTGGTAGGATCGGGATGCTTGGTTTGTACCCCGTTGCTAACACACAGTTTGCTAAGTCATTGGCTCAGGTGCTCAAACTCTCAGATGAAGATTCACCGATCCAGTCTTTCGACTCAAAAGATTTGGAAACGTGTCTCGCAAACAACGGCCGCGGCTTTGTAGGTTCGACTATGATCAAAGATCCGAACACCGCAAAGCTTGGGTCGGTGATTCTTCACAACTGTATGAACCGCTCTCCTTGTCCTCCGCCGAAAGGAAAGGCAGCAGCCGGCTCTCTCGTATTGGTGGCTTCCGAAGAAATGGTTGCAGATCCCCGTATCAGCAAACATTTGGAATCTGCGATCGCATACGTAGGTGGTCGATGCGAAACACTCTTTTCGGGAGTATATGTACGACAAAACGTACCTGGGCTTATTGCTATACTAGGTATGAATGGATTACCTACTGGAGAATAATCATGAAAATTACAAAATCCGAACTTAAAAAACTTATTGCTGAAGAACTTGAAGAGATTCGAGTTGGAGGCATGGGAGGTTATCTCCCGGGAGAAACCGGAGGCATGCGCGGACATACTCGTCTAACTGTTCCCGATGCAGAAGAGGTCTCTCCATGTGCGGCTGCCGCAGAAGAACCAGATCTCGAAAGTAGGGTTGCTAGTATTGAGAGCAAGCTGGATATGATCCTATCTCAATTGCAACTTTCGGAAGAAAAGGACGACGATTGGATTCAAGATGCAGAGAAAGATATCGAACGCCGAGGAACAGAAGGTGTGTGCACAGGGGAGAATTTCGGAAGCGAAAAGTGTCCTCCCGGATCCAAACGATACAATTTGGCTAAAACATTCCGCAAGATGGCAAAAGATCGGAAAGATAAATAATGCCATATATTCGCAGTGGAAAATGTGTTTACAAAAAGAACACAGATGGCACCCTAGGCGACAAAGTAGGATGCTCAGATTCGATCGAGAAAGCAAAACAATATCTTAAAAAACTTTACTCAGTCGAAGAGGGGCATAATATGCAAGTGATAATGGAAGGATGGCGCGGTTATCTCTCTGAGCAAAAACAAATCGGACCCACCTATGACAACGTTAAACTTTTGGCTGCCCTATCAAAAATTGATCAGGTGGATGAGGCTAGTTGGAAAAAAGGACTCGCAGGTCTTGGTTTGGCCACGGCGCTCGGACTTGGCGGGGGTGCCGGCATTGGATCGGCTATAACGAGCCATGACGGTGTATCCAAAGCCCCTCAGTCTCAACAAGATATTGGTGGGCTTACCGATATGCCGACTTTTGGAAAAAGCGATAAAGCCGGCGATTTGATGCCTCTGGACAAGAATTGGAGCCGTAGTCCAACAGTCGGCGATTACACATGGGTTACTCCCGATCAATTAGATGGCGAATTCGTTCTGCCTTTGAGCAACGTAAGTGTGGACGATTATCAGACACATTTAGAAAAGTGGGATATCGATAGACTCTATAAGCTTCTTTACGGATCCAGTGGACAATGGTCCTATACGAAGAAAGCTCCCAACTTGCCTAAAACATTTGACAATCATCCTGGATCGGGACTGGAGATGTTGCCTCCGGATTGGTCCGTTGCTTTTGATGTATACAAAGGCAAAGTAGAGGGAGCAACAAAACACGTTCAAGAACGCATTAATTCCTCAGAGGACGGGGGCATTTCGATTGCACAGTCATTGGGGCATCAAGATGTGGAGTCTTTATTGGGCGAACTGCAACGATTAAATGATTCTGTTCAATATTAACTTGACAAGTGCGGGATAATGTGATATATTATTAATAGGGGTGGAAAATGAAAAGGAATATTATTTTGGGATTAGTCTTTGTGTTTGGTGTCTGTGTGAGTGCTTATTTCACACAGGAGAAGCTCAGCGATCAAGAAATTGGCTCTACTTATGAGAACACTGAGATGATTAAAAACCTATCAGATTACGAAAAGGAGTAACGAATGATGCAATATGCACAAGGAAAACTGGATAAACTAGTTGAGAAGGCAATTTCTCGAAAGTTTTTGGTGTGGCTAACGGCCACTGCTTTGATGGTGACGTCTGGATTGGAATCCGGAGATTGGGTTATTATCTCGGCGCTTTATATTGGCGGACAAACTGTTATTGATGGTATCGCTAAACTTAAAGGCGTGGGGTGATAACGGTTAATTTTTTGCAACTGTTTTCTCTCTTCAAAAAATACTGGAGAGAGATTTTACTTATTATTCTATCGGTGATTATAATTGGTAAAATGCGAGTAGATCAGGATCGAATGAAAGATACATATGAAACTACTCAAGAAGAACTTAAATCTCAAATAAGTGAACTCAACAAGATTCATGCTCAAGAGATGGCTCAAAAAAACAAAGCAATAGATCTCTATCGAGAAGCGATGGAAAATATTGAGAAAGATTATAATGAACAAAAGAAAAAGAATAAACAATTTAGCGAAAAACGAAAAACTACGCTAGCCAAACAATTCACTCATAACAAGGATGAGTTAGCCAATGAAATTAGCAATACTTTTGGTATTAAATACACTCCTTAGTTCGGTTGCTTATGGAAAGGACGGAAAGTTTACATTCTTAGGTGAGGGACAGTGTGCAGTCTATGAAGGGGGGCTTTTTGATCCCACCGCCATGGCTGAGATGGTGGTGGTTGTCGAGGATTTGAGGCTCGATTGTGATTTGAAGATGGAATATGAGATTTATAAAATCCAAACTGCCCACAAGCTAGAAATCGATAACCACCATATTGCATACAACACCCTTCAGAAAAAATATGAATTGCTCGAACAATCTAGCAATATTCAAATAGATAAACTACAACAGACCTTGGGTAAAGTTTCTTCAACAAATAAGTGGTGGTGGTTCGCCGGTGGTGTGACAGCGGGAATTGCCTCTTCTTATGGAGCCTACAGGCTGTTTAATGAGTGATGACCCAAATAAAATCGCTGCGATCGAGAAAGCTATTTCAAAGAAATATGGCGAGGAAGCAATACAGAATCCGAAGGCGAATTGGGATGAAGAGAAAGAGAGAGAATATTTGGAGCAATCAAAAGAATTTTATCGCAAAGTACGGAAGAATGACGAGTCCCAAGAAAAAGTAGATGTAAATGGTGTAAAGGTTTCAAAAAAACTACTTAATAGAGAATCTTTAATTTCTTGCCCTACTTGTAGGAATTTTCCTAAAGGCGTGATGGATGATGTATGTTTGTCAAAATTTGACTGCTGCAATGACTGTTACATCAAATATGTGGAAGGGAGAGAAGATAGATGGCTAACAGGATGGAGACCGAATAATGGCAACAACTTATGAAATTATACAAGGGCTAGCGCAAGCGGCCGCAAATGCTTATGATGGAGCACTGGGCGAAGACTATGAGCCAGTGAAGCCAGGAATTTTGCGTCGTGAAGAGGGTGATGCATTGATCGATCAGCGTGTGATGGACGGTTTTAACGTCAAATTTTACGGAGACATGATGTGTTTGAGTTATCAATCTGAAATCAAACTCAAAGAAGTGTATGCCGGCGGTTTTGAAGAAGAGACAGATCAACGCCTAACTGATATTGCTGGCTGGCTCAAGAAAGAATATAAGAAAATCACTGGTAATAGTATAACCTTAACAGAAGATGGTGAAATTGATATTCGTGTGGAAAACTCGTCTAGAGTGCGCTCCTGGGTTACTGCCCAGAAGCATTATAAAGTAGGTGGATTAGGAGAAGATATGGAAATAGAGGCTCCCTCTCATAATCGCGTCGATGCCGGGTGGAAAACATTTCTTGAACAAGGAGGGTGGGGTACCCGCCCGAAGAATGATACGAGAAAAGATTAAGATGACATATGAGCTTCAAGTTAACTAAAAAACAACAAGTTGCTGAAATCCTCAAATGTGGTAAAGATCCTTCTTATTTTTTGAAAACGTATGCTCGAATTTCTCATCCGCTGCATGGGCTTATTCTTTTCAACACATACGACTTTCAGGATGAACTTCTTAAGGATTTTAATGACTATCGCTTCAATGTTATTTTGAAGGCTAGGCAGTTAGGTATTTCAACCATTACTGCCGGCTACATTGTTTGGATGATGCTTTTTCATCGAGACAAGAACATTCTCGTGATGGCCACCAAGTTTGCCACAGCAGGAAACTTAGTTAAAAAAGTCAAAAGCATCATGAAAAATCTCCCATCGTGGCTATCGATCTCTAAGATTGATGTAGACAATAGAACGTCCTTTGAGCTTTCGAACGGTTCAACTATTAAGGCTACTTCGACTTCAGGCGATGCCGGGCGTTCGGAAGCATTGTCGCTTCTTGTGTTAGATGAGGCTGCTCACATCGAAGGGTTGGAAGATCTTTGGACAGGTTTATACCCCACTCTTTCGACCGGTGGGCGCTGTATCGCGCTTTCTACTCCGAACGGCGTTGGAAACTGGTTTCACAAAACATGTCAAGATGCCGAAAGCAACATCAATAACTTTAATTTAACAACTCTTAAGTGGGAGGTCCATCCGGATAGAGACGAAGAGTGGTTTAAGAAAGAGACGCGAAACATGTCTCGGAGACAAATTGCGCAAGAGCTTGAGTGTAATTTTAATACATCTGGTGAAACAGTTATTGATCCAGATTGCATGGAATGGATGTTATCTAATGTCAAAGAACCAAAACATAGAACCGGATTCGATCGAAACTTTTGGATCTGGGAAGAATTTGATCCTACTTGTAATTACCTTATGGTTGTTGACGTGGCTCGCGGAGACGCTGCTGACTATTCCACTTTCCATCTTCTTAAATTAGAAACTATGGAGATCATCGGGGAATATCAAGGAAAGCCCACTCCGGATCTGTATGCCAACATGTTAAATCAGGTTGGTCGAGAATTTGGCAACGCGATGTTGGTAGTAGAGAATAACAATATCGGATACACTGTGTTGGATAAATTAATTGAATATGCTTATCCTAATCTTTATTATTCTATTAAGTCTACACATGAATATATCGAACAACACCAAGCCGAAGTGCGCAGCAACTCAGTAGCTGGGTTTTCCACAACTGCCAAGACCCGGCCGCTAATTATTGCGAAATTAGAAGAGTTTATAAGAAATAAACTAATTACTCTATATTCTTCGCGGACTGTCAACGAAATGAAAACTTTTATTTGGAACAACGGTAGACCCCAGGCAATGAAGGGGTATCATGATGATCTTATTATGGCCCTGGCTATAGCTTGTTGGGTGCGGGATACTGCAATCCAGTCAAGCGCTCGAGACCTTAATTATCAGAAAGCGTTTGTTGATGCAATATTTACTACGCGCACAACAATGAATACACAAGTGAAAGGTCAAATAGGATATAGATCGGATAATTTAGCCGACAAAGTTGTAGATGCAAAAAATTTATACGATCAATTTAAATGGATTATAAAGTGAGATAACATATGGCGCCACCAGTTAAAAAAGGTAACAACCCTGTTAATAACCAGTCCCAGCTTTTTAAAGCACTTACGCGGCTTTTTTCGGGACCAATTGTTAACTATCGTTCGCAGTCCGGTCGACGGATACGACGACAGCATTTAGATAAGTTTTCATCGCGATTCAAGTCTGCCTCCGGACAACAGTTCAAGAAGACTCTGTATAACCCTTTGGACAACATTGCGGCTAATGCAATCCAAAACCAACGTCGTGGAGAGCGTTATATTGATTTCGATCAAATGGAGTACATGCCAGAGATTGCGTCAACACTAGATATTTATGCCGATGAGATGACGACCTATTCCGATCTTCGACCTATGCTTAATATCAAATGCGCGAATGAAGAGATCAAAGCAGTGTTGGCGAGCTTATACAGCAACATATTAAATCTTGAGTATAACTTATTCGGATGGGCCCGCACAATGTCTAAATATGGCGATTTCTTTCTGTATCTAGATATAGACGAGAAATACGGAGTTAAGTCGGTTATTGCTCTTCCCTCCCCTGAAATCGAGAGACTCGAGGGTCAGGATTCGACAAACCCCAATTATGTCCAATATCAGTGGAATTCTGCTGGAATGACTTTTGAGAATTGGCAAGTCGCACACTTTCGAATTTTGGGTAACGACAAGTATGCTCCATATGGAACATCTATTCTCGAACCTGCTCGTCGCATTTGGCGACAGCTTGTTCTTATGGAAGATGCAATGATGGCTTATCGCGTAATTCGTTCTTCTGAAAGGCGTGTGTTCAAGATTGATGTGGGGGGCATAGCCCCGCAGGATGTCGAACAATATATGCAAAAGATTGTTTCTCAACTAAAGAGACATAGCGTGGTAGACCCTAAGACTGGCCGTGTCGATTTAAGATATAACCCCATGTCTATCGAAGAGGATTATTTTATCCCTGTTCGCGCCGGATCAGTAACCGAAATTCAGAGTCTGGCTGGAGCACAAAACATTACACAAATAGATGACATCAAATATTTGCGTGATAAATTGTTTTCTGCACTTAAAGTACCCCAAGCTTACTTATCCATGGGCGAAGAAGGTTCTGAGGACAAGACTACGCTAGCGCAGAAAGACATTCGATTTGCTAGAACCGTCCAAAGACTCCAGCGCGTTATTATAGCTGAGCTAGAAAAGATAGGAATTATTCATCTTTATACGCTCGGCTTTCGCGGCGATGATTTGTTGTCTTTTAATCTTTCTCTAAATAACCCTTCTAAGATTGCTGAATTACAAGAACTGGAACACTGGAAGTCTAAGTTTGATATTGCTGCTTCTGCTACTGAGGGCTTCTTTTCCCGTAGATGGGTATCTGAAAATGTCTTTGGTATGTCTCATGAAGATTTTATACGCAACCAACGAGAGCTTTTTTATGATCGAAAACAAGATGCAGCCCTTCAAGCTGTTGCTGAAGCGGCGGCAGCCGACGGCGCAGGCGGCGACCTAGGAGGCGACTTGGGAGGTGATCTTGGTGGTGATCTTGGCGGAGATCTGGGAGGCGAAGAGTTAGGCGGAGGCACAGAGATGCCAGCCGGCGATGCTGGCGGCGGAGACGAAAGTCCACTGTTGGCGGTTCCACCAGGATCTCGCAATGTCCCCACAAACAAGTCTCTAGAGCCCCAAGCTAAAGGGAAGAAACATTTTCCAAAGAAAGTAGATCGACGACCTGCCGGCGCCAGAAGCCGTTCTTACGTGGCACATGGAGGCCAACAAAAAGCGAGTTCGGGTATACGGAATGTGATGCCCGGTTATTCTGATTTGAAAGGTATGACCACAATGCAGGGTTTGGGTGCGGGGATTTACGAATACGAAGACCCTACTTATAATAGATCAGAAGAGGCTGAGGAAAGAAAAATGCTTCAGTTAAATGAATCTATTCGCACCCTCATCGAAGACTTGGAGACCAACACACCAACGGAGCAAATAACTAATGAAGATTAAACACAATAAAAAAAGGAACACTGCTTTCGTTTTTGAAGCTTTAATTAAAGAGATAACAATAGCTATTTTGAAAGAAAATAGTGAGCGTAGAGATGCTGCGATAGCCATTGTTAAGGAGCATTTTTCTCCCGACACTATTCTTTTTCGACATCTTCAGTGTTATCGTTCGCTTTATGAGAATCAGAACTTATCCCAAGAGACCAGCGAAAAGATTCTAAAAGAAGCAAAATTAGCTTCGCGACTTTTAGATAAAGAAGGTTTATTTAAAAGCCAAACGGAATTGATTAAAGATGTGAACAAGGAATTGACACCCAAGTTTTTTAATAATTTTGTTCCGAATTATAAAACATTGGCCACAATTGATCAGATTTTTTCTGATAAACTTTCGCCGAGCGCATGTGTTATGTTAGAGGGTCAACTCACCGATATGATGTGTCAAGAAAGCGACCCCACAGAGAACGCTCCCGTCGACGATGTTGTGGTGTCTTCCTTTGTAAATCGCTTTAATACCAAGTATGACACTGAGTTACTAGAAAATCAGAAAACTTTGTTGAATAATTATATTTCTGCCTTTTCGGATAACGCCTTGTCGCTTAAGATGTTTTTGGTCCAGGAAATCACACGCCTTCGCGCAAGAAAGCAAGACATGTGCAACTCCCCAGAAATCCTTAAAGACGCAGATATGTTACAAAAAACTGAGCAAGTTTTTGAGAAGCTGGAAGCATACCAATCCTCACCAATTACTGATGATATGATCTTGGCGATCTTAAGGACGCAACAATTAGAACAGGAAATCTTTGAAAATGGCGATTAAAGTTACAATTGGGAAAGAAGAACAAAAGGCAACTATTCGCCTAGAGATGGATATCCGCAAGTCTGTTAATGGAGACTTGATGATATTTGATCATGGAGATATTGATATTGTTCTTTCACCTTCAACCAACAAAGTTGTAGCTTTCCCCAAAGAGACTATGAATGATTTGGTTTATGGTGCTCAAAATCGTCTTTTTACTCATTTGCGAAAGCGCGGAATCGTAGTGGCAGAATCTATTCAGGGCTCCGCTGTTTGCGGAGCTATAGAGGCCGAATTACAACAGCCGTTCAAAGAGAGTATCAATTCCGCAAAACTGGCGTTGGTAAATATATCTAAATTTATTGACGAAGAGCGACCTTATTTTGAATCTACTGAGGCTATAATCTCGATGGCTGATGATGAACTTATTCATCCCGATAATGCAGACTCCACCAAACTTGGTGAAGTCCCCCAGGCTACCGACAAGGGATCGATTCGTCCCGGATATATGAGAGATTCGTATGGTATAAATTATTTATACACAATATAAGGAAGGCGTATGGAATTTATATATTTTACACTTATAGCTTATGGCTTAACTCAGATTTTAGTCTATAGCGATATGCCTCTTTTAAAAAGAATACGACCTTCGAAGCAGTTTTTGCGGGGTTATGGGAAGGTTTTCCATTGCCCAATGTGTGTCGGGTTTCATGTGGGGTGGTTTTTAATGCTACTTTCTCCGTTTACTGAACTATTTAGTTTTGATGTTTCCATAACAAATTTCTTCCTTTTGGGGTGGTTGTCTTCGGGAACGTCATATATTCTAAATATGATCTTTGGAGATCATGGAATAAAGATTCAACGAAAACATGAGGTAACAAACGATGAAGAATGGTATTTGCACAACAAGGTGGATGATACAGCCAGTTAGGCGATGCAAGTCAGGCTGCTGACTCACGCGGGTAGCGCCCGTTTTTTATAGGTGAAATCGATGAGTAAAAAACTTTTAAGAGAATATTACCAACTTTGCGAAGGCGGAGTTTGTCAGGATTTATTGACAGAAGAAGAGAAGCGTTTTGTATCCGAGGGTGGTATGATGCTCTCCGGTATCATGCAAATGGCGGAAACTGTTAACGGCAATGGTAGGGTCTACCCACACTCTGTTCTTATGAACGAAGTAAAAAATTATCAAAAGCTAGTTAAGGAAAAGAGAGCCCTAGGCGAACTAGATCATCCTGAAGATTCTGTTATTAATCTTAAGAATGCTTCTCATCTTGTAACCTCCTGTTGGATGGAAGGCAAGAATGTGATGGGAAAAATTCAAGTTCTTAACACTCCGTCCGGAAAAATTCTTCAAGAATTGGTTAGGGGTGGCGTTAGTATCGGTATTTCCTCTCGTGGGATGGGATCCGTTACGGAACACAATGGACAAACTATTGTAGAAGATGATTTTCAATTGATTTGTTTCGATATGGTATCGGAGCCATCTACTCCTGGTGCCTTCATGATGAAAGAGGCTAGAGATTATGAAAACCGAGTCTTTACTAGAGCCGATAAGATAAATAGGTTACTTAATGAGGTATTAGAAAATGAGTGATTGGTCAAGTTTTACAAATGATAAAGAAATTATGGAGGCATGGCGAAGTTACCTGGAGGAATCTGAAGATATTGAAGAAGGTTTTTTTGGAGACCTGGGTCGAAAAGTCTCTCGCTGGTCCGCCGGCGACAAAATAAACAAAGCTGTGGGAAGGTTTTATGGACCCTTTGGTGATGAAGAGGAAGAAGAAGCACCTAGCTCAAGCCCCACATCCCCAACCGCTCCCGGGCCCGGTGCTACACCAGTACCGACTGCCACGGTATCACCTTTATCTGCACCACCAGCAAGCGCCAGCGCTGCGGCTAGCGGTGATGTGTTGGATATCCCGGGTACCGAATTGTCGACAATGGGCATGGTGCTTCATCCCGGCGGCAAAGGCGCCCTGGGACCAAAGCTCGCCAAGAAAATCGACCAGATTATTAAAAAGCGGCTTGGAGCGGCGATGAATAAGCCAGAATTTAAGCCCACCTTCAAAGCATTCAGGGCTGCTCTGTTTCCCGCATTGGCACAGATTGATAAAAAGGCTCATATTGATGTGGGCGAAAGTATTCAACGCCAAGTAGTGATCACTGAAATTGACTTTGCCAATTTGTTTCCTTTGAATGAAGAGTATGGAGCGAGACAAAAGAAAAAAGACCGTACTGGCAAAGTAGGATCTTATGGGTCGGCAGATAATGTAAAACTTAACAAAGGACAACGCAGGCATGCCAAAGGTCGGCTTCGTGGCAAAGCCGCCGGATCAGGCGCAAGTCTGCGGATGTTTCAGCCCGGGAAAGACGGGAACTCTATCTTAGCCAAAGCAGTTACTCGAGCGCTTCAGAAGGAGCTTGAGGCTGTTGAAATCGATCAGCTAGCTCAGATTGCTAATCAAGTTATGAACACGATTCGAGATCCTAAAGATAAGAAATGGTATGGCAAGAATTATACAAGCTTCATCGCCAAAAACCCTGATAAAAGAATGGGCGTATATAAGCAAAACGTGGGAATGTTGATGCAATATTTGCGTAAATTGATTAGCGCCGCCGGCGTAACAGCCCAAAAGAATGTGGGTACCGTGGATGTGGTCGATCCCACAATGCAAGAAGGTATTAGTAAAAAACAACTTGGCCGCATTTTAAGTGAAGAATTTTCGAGAGTATTAAATGAAAAAACAAGAACTAAAAGATCTAATAAAGCCGATAGTTAAAGAATGCATACAAGAAGCCTTAATAGAAGAGGGAGTCTTGTCCACCATTGTATCGGAAGTTGCTAAAGGCATGCAGTCTAATTTGGTAGTAGAGCAACCGCGCCCTCAACGAAAACCACGTCCTCGCCGCAATGCGGAAGATGAAGAAATGAAGGCCAAAATGAGAGAGTCCCGGGACGCTATGAAAGTTAAACGTCAAAGCATGATGGATGCCATCGGGCGAGACTCTTACAATGGCGTCGACTTATTCGAAGGGACTGAACCTCTCACGAAAGCTGGACAAGCTGGACAAACAGCTATGCCTAGCGTGTTGGGGGATGATCCGAGCGATTCGGGCGTTGACATTAGCTCTCTCTTGGGCGACGCCAGTCGCATTTGGAAAGAAATGAAATGAGTAAGAAATTAGTATACGCAAGTGTGACAGCTAAAGAATGCAAAGGCAATGTAGATCGTATGATTCGCAAGTTTATTAAGAAGGTAAAAAAAGAACGCATCATTGAACAAGTGCGTGATCGGCGCTTTCACAAGAAGCCTTCTGTCAAGAAGCGAGAAAAGCGAATGAGAGCCGAACGCGCTCGAAAACGAGAAGAGGCAAAGAGACAGCGGAGATTGAAAAAACAAATGCGAAACTACAAAAAATAACTACTTATTTAATAGTTCTACATCTTTTTGGGTTAATTTATGAGTACAAACATTTATACAGCAGGGCTGCGTAACGTCGGCTCCTATCAAGTGGCAGGTATACCATATCTGACTGCTTCCAATCTTTCTGCACAAGAGAAGCAATTCACGTTTCCGTATGTAACGAAAAATATCTTAGTGCAAAACACAGGCTCTAACGACTTATATTTATATTTTTCGGGATCATCTGTGAACAAGCTTGTGCTGCCGGCCGGCAAGACTCTTAACATGGACGTTAAGTGTGTATTTATTTATGCGTCGGCTTCCGCTGCCAGCGGGATACAAATGGCTGCTGAGCTAACAACCATTGGAACGCGACACATGTATTCACTAGATGGATTGGAGGGAGTATAATGTCACGTAGTTTTATTTATGATGTGGGTATAAACAATGTCGGTTCCTATCAAGTGTCCGGCCGTCCATATTGTGTCACCGGATCTTTAAATATTAGCGGAAGAACAATTGAATTCCCCGATGTTACAAAACAAATTGTGGTTTTAAATCGGCATGCTACCGATCCCATGGAAGTCTATTTTAATGCGGCCTCACCAGTATCATGTCGCTATACGATTAGTGGTGGCGATCAACAAACTTTTAACATGAAGACCAAAGAGGTTTTTGTTAGCTCGTCAGCGGCGATTGATTATACGCTTTATGCATCGCTAACTGGAATTCCTGCCGCCAGAATGTACACACTTACTGGACCAGGAATAACGAGTTAAGCATGGCAGACAAAACATACACTCCTACGGCTGGTTTAAGAAACGTTGGCAGTTATCAGGTTTCTGGCACTCCGTTTGTTAGGGCGGCGACTGCCACCTCGGGCGACACCATACGAATTCAGTTTCCCTCTGTGACTCGTAATGTGAGTATTCAGTTGGATTCTTCGGCTGGCGGACAGATTGATAACGGATCTTATAAGGTAACCAACAGTGATGGTGGTGCGGTCACCCAAGGTCAAGCTTGGACAACTAACGGAAAAGAGTTTTCTATTTCGTTTTGGGCTAAAGTAAACGCAGCCCTCTCGTACTCTACTATAGTTGGGCTTGCGGTGTCCCCGGCGGGGCAAAACGAGGGTCGTTGGAGTTTGCGGATCCAAGGCGGCGCCTATAAGATGCGATTCAGAACCGCTGATGGTAATTTGGTGAATGCGGATTGGACACCTAGCTTTACCTCTACGGATTGGAATTTTTATACGCTTGTTCAAACTAAAAATCAACTTTCTCTTCATATGAACGGAAATACGACTCCCGAGAAAACCATAACAGCAAATCCAGGAGAGGTGATAGATACTGGTAATTTAGTTAGATATCTTCAAATAGGAGACCCAAACAACACTAACGAGAGTGCACAAATCAATATAATAGATTTGGTCGTTTGGGATCGCGCATTGAAAGATGCGGATATTACTGCTATCTATAACTCTGGCACCGAATACGATTACAAGATTGCCCTCCTTAATCGCGATTATCCTTCTTCCAGTTTCTCGTTTGCTGATGGTACGGCGTATACACGGACCTTTCCGAGTACTCGTGCCGGATCACCATCGGAGGGAGCATCTTACTCTGATCAATATACTTATACATCAGGCGATAAGGGCTGGCGCTTTATGGCACCAAAGTCGGATTCCACCGTACAGATTCGCTTGCCGGCAGGCTGGAAACATAACGGGGTTACACTTACTGAATACAAAGACATAAATATTCGCCTTACCGGACAAACAGCCACCCCCGTTGCAGCCCCCACATATGATGATATGTTGGTGCGCGTTTGGACGGGAGAAGCCGGCGAAAACAGCCCTATCACTCCTTTAGATAGCGCAATTAATTTTACCGATGCTATCAATGGATTAGGAACAACTGATCAATATAACGTTAATGCCACGACGATGCCGGGTGGTATAGCCGAAGGTCTTCCAGGATTTTCAGCATCTGTGAGTCCCAATATTCAAGGCGGCGTTGATATGTGGGTTGCCGAAGATCAAGATCAATCACTGGCTCAATATCTGCGCATACGCACCCCTTACAGCGATGATCGCGGCGCATTCATGACATCGAATGCTGTAGCCAACATGCCTTATAGTTCGGACGATGGGTCACCCATCGATGGGTGTTACGAGATTACCGCAACAGGAAGCGCTGGACCACCCTCCACGGCGAATCGCGGAGGCACTATGACACAAGGAAAGCTGTGGCTTACTAACGGTCGAGAATTCACAGTGTCGTTTTGGGCGAAATGTACCTCACGAGATTTGGTGTGGCCCGACATGCGGACCATGGTGGGGTTTGCTGCTCTTACCAATGGTGCCTCGGAGGGAAAGTGGCGCTTTAGGGTTTACGGGAGTAGTGGTGAAGATTATTCTATGCGAGGTCGCGCTTTTGATGCCGCCACTGATTCTTATGCTCATCCCGCTTATGGCACCAATTTTAATATCCCGGGAAGCAATTGGCACGAATGGCAATTTTACACTATTGTCCAATCTGCCGCTGCGGTCGATATTTATATAAACGGAATTCACAAGATCAATAGGGCTTATGACCCGGGAAAAACCATTGCTTCGTCGGAGTGTTCATATTTGACCATAGGGGATGCTTATAATCAAAATCCAGAAACCGCACCCCAACAGATTCGCAATGTGGTTGTGTGGGATCGTGCGTTGATTGAAGCTGACATAACTGCCATTTTTGCAAAACACAACAATGTCGATTATGAAACACCTCTCCCGGTGAGAACTTCTTATCCATCGTCAAGTTTTGTGTATTCTCGCGATGGAAGTTATCAACGAACATTCGGAACCAAGACAGACGAAGCTTCTCAGGCGATCGGAGATCAATATGCTTATACCGGCGGCAACAAAGGATTTAGTGTAGTAAATGGACAAAACAATTCACAATTTCAAATTCGCTTACCACAAGGATGGAAGCAGAATGGGAGCACTTTAAGCGAATTTAAGGATATCACTCTTCAGCAGGTAAATACGCTCCCCGGAAGCGATCCGACGGACGAAGTTGATATGGTGATTAAACTAGAGTCATCAGCAGCAGATAGCGCCAAAAACTTAGTCGATGCCATCAACGGACTGGGAACAACTGCTCAATATAAAGTTAATGCCACCACGATGCCAGGAGGAATCACAGAAGGAATCCCTGGACTGTCGGCTTCCATGAGTCCGAACACTGAAGGTGGCGTTGATACATGGGTGTCTTCCGAACAGGATTCTAGTTTAGCCCAATATTTGCGCATGCGCGCCCTTACCTCAGATGCCGTGACGGGCTGGACCGATTTGGTTGCCGGCACAACCCAAGGAACGATGCCGACCGGATCGGACAGTGTGTCTCCTTATTCTACTTTGTTTGGATCTAGTTCTTATCAAACGATTGATACGACCAATGCTGGTGGCATGGCACAGGCTAGCCTATGGCCCGATGGTTCTACCATGGGAACTGAGATGACAGTTACATGGTGGGGGATGTTGTCATCTTCTAACTGGGCTGGAGACGCTAACACCGTTTTGGGTGCAGAAGAGCCGGTTATAGTTGGTTTTTCTGAGGACAAGACAAGTGAAGCCACAGTCTATTTGAAGACTCAAACTGCTGCCGGCAATGGCAAGTTCGTTTTTCAAGGAGCCGTTCAGCAGTTTTCTGCTAGCAATGCAGGTTCGGCATTCGCCGGCACTGAAACATTTCCAGCCGCCACTAGTTCTAATGGATATAATCAGACAAATTGGCGATTTTATGCCTTAAGGCTGAGCCGGACAACACCTACGCTCTATCAATCTAATGACGCCGGCGGAATGGACGAGATTACATGGAACGATACAGCATGGAGTATTCCGGCTGGAAACTGGATGCATAATACCAAGTACAGTTATTTGTCATTTGGTGATCCGTTTGCTTCTACCTCCGACAAGAGTCCTGAATATCGATTCCGAGATATGGTTGTGTGGGATCGTGCGCTTACGGCAGGGGACATTACCACTGTTTACAATAGCGGCGATGAATATGATTATACACAAATGTTGGCGACCAACAATGCTTATGGCAAGTGGTGCTTTGCAACTGCCCCTTGCGCTGATCCTAATGCGCGAGGTATCATTTTTTCAGGGGTGACCAACACTGGATATTTAGATATCGCTAATTATCATGGCAGTTGGCCTTTCGTTGGCACCTTGTCTCGATTTAGAGCGATGACAGGAATGCCTTCCTACCGACCAGGAGGTGGCGGCGGCACCGCCACTGACGACACATTCTTTCTTATTGGCAATGCAGGCGGCGGAAATGGATATCCCCAGACAGCGGCTATTAATTTTTGTCACATGATCAATGGAACCGGTGATGGGACAGTAGCTAAATATGGTACAGATTTTGATGTTTTCCATGCTGGAGGCGACCCCGGATGGTCCGGGCTAACAGCTTCTTTGAGCAAAACGGTTGAGTATGGTGTAGATCTCTCTATAGATAAAGGCCTCGCGGGATATTCCAGCACCAAAATACGATCACCTTATGGCGACGCTAGCCTATCTTACTTTGGCATCAATGCAAGCTGCATACCTCTCAGTCCAACCTACAATTTCTGGTTTAATGACACTTACGGAGATCGCCGCGCTCAGAAATGCCTACATTGGAAGATGGATGATGGCACAGGAGACACTACCTCTATCATAGATAATGAAGCCACAAATGTTACTTCTTCTGTTGCCTTTGCTAGCGCCAGCATTCGACATCCAGCAAAGGGGCTTTATCCGATTGATAATAAATCATTCAACTGGGATTGGGCTTTGGACGACGTTAACGCACAAAAATTGATCTGGTATGATTGCAATCGAAATAGCGGCGATACCACCAGCATATTATATAATAATTCTACGGAGCCTCGTGCTATTACCGGAAGTTGTGCGACTTTCCCTAATGCTTCTGCGAGTATACCCGTTCCTGATGATGGCAGATTTTATATCGCCACGCCAACAGGATCGGCGCTAGACAAAGAGAAGTGGAACTGGAATTGGACACTAGATAACGTTAACGCACAAAAGTTGATTTGGTATAATTTTGATACGAATGCCACAAGTGATGGGTGGCCAGACGATACTACGAGCAAGCTATGGAACAGATCTATAGAACGTCGAGCTATTTTGAACAATAATCCCGATTTTCCCAACGCATCTGCCAGCATGCCCAATCCAGCATACGGAGAGTATGAAACCGAAGTACCCTCGGGGTACCCGGCCGCTAGCGATGCCGGAGGGGGCGCCATATATATGGGTTTAAAACACACAGGGTCTTATCCTGGGGTAATTACCAATAAGCATTATTGGAAGCTCGAGAACAAAAATGACAAATTAACCATGAACATAAAAACAAAAGAAATCTATTTATCTGCGGTAGGGGGAGATTGTTCTTATTCCGTACAAGCAGATCTTACCACCATTCCGACCGGCAGCATGTTTGATTTAACAGGTTCGGGGATAGATTCATGAACGAGAGGATAAAATATTATGGGTAGTTTTGGTTGGGCATATGTTAACTGCACTGGAAGCAGCGGAGGGGTAGGCGGACCACTTAAGTCTGTTCAGTTTTTGAAGACCGCTAGCACAGCGACGGGTTCTTCGCAATTTGTCTATCATCAAGATGCTTATGGTAGTTATGGACCGAGCACTTTAACGCTCACCGGTACACTCGTTGTAAGCGGCGCAATTTCAGCCAGTCATTATCAGATTGAAGACGTCACACGTATAGATGTTAGCGGTTCCTCGTGGATGGGTAACACTAATGACGATATTCATGCACGAACTGGTAGTTTGGTGGTTGAAAATGAAGCTGGTAATGCCATCCTCACTACGAATGCTTACTCAAAACAGGTTTTTGCCAATACTCTCGCCATGAGATATGATCGCATTACAACGGACTTGGTTACATCTTCTGCCACAGTTGGTATCTATAGTGTTGCGGGTCCCCCCGCCTCTCTTGACATCCGCGTACATAGCGCGTCCGTTGCCGGCCAAGGCGCTATCTGTATATTTAAAGACGAACTGACAGCAATCGGGCGCGGCGGCGGAAAGATCACCCTATATGCTTCATCCGGAGACACCATAGATGCCGGAGCAACTTATCAGCTTGCCGGCGACCGACCCGCAGTCAACTTGTTTTCTGATGGCGCAAATTGGTGGGTCTTTTGATTTAAGGAGTAGCTAAATGGCATATAATAAGCTCTCTGGAAGTGTTGTCCCTCCCGCATATTTTGGTCCTTTGCCCGGGCAAACTCTAACTAACAAGATTGTGGGAGTAATAT